TTAGTTGTTGTCGAGGACTTCGTAGACACCGTTGCTATCAATAACAACAGCGCCCATCGACATCATCGAAGTTGCAAGGTGCGAAACCTTTTCCGCAACGTAGTTGATCTCAGTCGAAACATCAGCATTCACGCCGAGGCCAACAGCCGAGGTGTGGTAGGCAAAGTTCTTGCCGCCAGCAACAGCCGAGGTCGAGTAAATCTTGAAGCCGAGGAACTCTTTCATGGTCATGCCGCCAGCGAACGGGAGGTTCTGCGGGCCAACATAATCCGACGAAGCGAACTCGGTGATGTTGAAGAGATCGGCAAAGCCAGCGGGCGACATGGCGAGGTAACGCTGTCCGTCTTCCGGAATGTCGGCAGTGCCAAAGGTTTGGAACAGGGTGAGAAGATCAGCCTTGACCAGAGCGCCGGAAACGTCAGCGATCTGAGTGGCGTTAGCACCAGCGTCCATAGCGGTGGTCAGAAGCTCGTCGGTTTTGCGGCCAAGGGCAGCAGCAGCCGACTGAGCAACGGCCTGACGCTCGTTGATGTTGATCTTCAGTTCATCCAGTTTGTCGATGTATTCGGCAGCATAGTAGTCAGCCATGGTAACTTCGGCGTAGGTGTGCGCCAGTTCCATTGCAGTCACGTTGCCGTTACGCGATTTGGTCGAAGCGGCACCAGTGCCGATCTTCTGGAATCGAGCAGTCGAACCCGTCACGTTGCTAGTGCGGACAGTGTTCCGGATTTTGGAACCCATACGCTGATAGGCAAGGTGAACCTCGGTTTCAAACTGCTTGATGAAGGCTTGGTCAATCGTATTAGCCATTTCAAGAGTCCTTTGTTGAGGTTAAAGATGTGACGGGTATCCATTCTGGCACTTCGGCGAGGGTGTCCTTGCGGGCCTCTCAGTGCATAGCGGGCCGTAGTGTGTCATCGTAAACACTTTTTGAGTTTAGATTACAACGCACAAAATCAATATACTGATGTCCTGCGTCTTCGTAAACACCCACAGGCTCAAAGCCTAGCCATACAGCCCACTGAACCATTGCTTGATGTTTGGTAAGAATAGTCATCGTCAGTGTATCATGGCCCTTCTCAAGGAAATGCAGAAGCATCTTTGAGCCACGAGCCATCATAATAAAGTTTTCCTTCAGCTTAGAAGAGAACATCGCAAACATTTGCGGAAGCTCTGCATCCTCTCCATACCAAAGCCCACCCACAAAAAGAATATCGCCCGAGTCCAGTCGGGCGATATAGCAGTCTGAGGATTCAACCATATCCAGAAGAGCTTCCTGCGGACTGTCAAATCCAAGTATGAAAATCTCTTCTAGGTTTTCCTTCGATAGAATACTGGCAACCTCGTCGATATGGGCGACAGTAAACGGGGTAAGATAGCACTTACCCCGCCGAAGAACCTCAACCTCGTGCATAGATTTTGCGGAAACCTTCATCGACTTGCCGGATGTAGTCACGATCTTGAGAACCGTTTTTCCAGTATCGTTCATCCTTCATCATCTCCCTTAGAGATTGCTCGTTGATACCGGATGCAGAGTTAGCTGATTCGGCAACGCTTACATCTTTCATCGAATCCATAATATGCTCAAGGGCGACGATGCCTTCGCTAGTCTCACAAAGCCGCTCAAGGGCTGGCATGACTTCGCTTGGAAAGAACTTGTTGGCAAACAGAGAAACAGCTTGAATGCGCTGGCTTGCATTCTCACCAAGTTTCTTAACCTCTGACTCAAGGTCCGGACCGCTCTGACCAATGGCTTCCATATACATCTGGATGCCTTGCTGAAACTCTTCCTGACTGTATCCATTCTCAAAGGAATGCTCAGACCACCACTGCAAAAGCTTGCTGTCTACGCCAGCTTCTTCATCAACAGTTTCCGGAAGCTGATACTCGCCAGCCGAGGCGGGACGATCCTTGAATGCCTCCGTTTGCAACTCTTCCATGAGTTTGTTGCGAAGCTCTTCTTCCTTGCCGCCGAGCTTGGACTCAAGCTCCTTGTAGGCTTTGGCTAGGTCTTCGCCACTTTTGTATTTCTCTGGTAGCCACTCTGGCCGATCAGATACAGGCGCAGCTTCCTGCTGCGGCTCTGTAGTTTCCGGAGCCTCAGTGGCCTCCGCTGCTTGCATCAAACTTTCACTCATTGCTTGCTCCTGTGTCCGTGGGCAATTCGTTGTTCAATCAGGGCAACGAAGTATCGCTGCCCCTCCAAGTGTCGCAGTTCTTCCGTAGAAACATTAGGGCCGTTGACCATTTCAATGGTCATGGACCTAAAATACTTCAGGACTTCTTTGCCTGTTGGTGTGCTGAATATCTCAGCCACCATCATGCTGATCTGACGGTCAAGCTCTTTAGTCCGCTGTATTCCGTCGATCCCAATATTAACCTTGGGGCGTTCCAACCTGTTGACTCATCTGTTGCTGCGCCATCTGCTGCGCTATTGCAGCTATTTGTTTACGCTGCTCTTCATCACGAATCAAGCTCTCAGGCACACCAAACTTCTTAGCAAGGTGAATAGCTGTGCGCTCGCCATCAATAAGCATCTGCAACATCTCTGGTCCAAAGACGCCACCGACTAGTTCCAAGAAGCGAGCAACGCTTGAAATGTCTTGATTGGCTTGGGCTTGGGCAAGTGGAGATACAGATCGAATTTTGACTTCGCGGCCATTGACTGTCGGGATTTCAATCCGGCCCTGCTTCTTTAGGATATAGATCACGCGCTGAAGAACGGGCTGGACAAGCTCTGCCTGCAAGCGGCCAAATGCGGAACCGATGCGGCGAGAAAGGTCGGCCATGCGCTCGGCAACTTCGGTGGCCGTGGCAGGTGTCCGGTTCGGGTCGCCAAGCATATCGTTGTAAAGCGCCCGCTTGATGTTCAGTCGCATATCGTTGAGGACCAGTTGTGCAACATCGAAGCGACCAGCGGCATTGATCGGCTGCAAACCGGAGCTACCCATAGCCTTGGGAATGATGGTCCCCGGAACGAGTTGGATAGTATCTGGGTTAATAACCCCATCATCTTCCATCTGGTAGATGCCAGAGATTTGCATCTGAGCATTTTCCAGAATGAGTTCGATGGTCAGGTTAGTCGTCTTGATGGCAGACAGGGCATTGAGAAGCGGGCCACGCCCATAGACTTCGCCAGCACACTTAGACCAGCGGAAGCAGACAAATGGGTTGGAGCCTAGCCCGCGCATCTTCTGCTCATACAGGATAGTCTCAGTGGACATACAGATAGCGTAGTGTATATACGCCTCTTCGTTCTTGACGGAGTAGTCTCGGCAAACAACTTCAAGGACCGTGGTGGTCCCTTCGCTGTTCATCTGGCGCTTTACTTTCTCGTCAAACTTACCCTTGGGGTAAAGGATTTCCAGATCGGAATACCTGATCTTCTTACGCTCACGGAACACATGGTCGATGCGGTCGTCAGGACCAACATCAAGAACTACATGAGGCAGGGGGATTGCCGAAAAGTTGACTGGGTTAATCGCGTCACCCTCTTCAACCGCAAGCACACCAGTGCCTACCGCTAGGTCCATGAACGACTCATGCACCTCTTGGCTGAAGTTGGAGTTCTGGAGAATCTCGAAGACGTATTCAGTTACTTCATCAAGCTCGTTGTCAATGGTTTCACGCTGTTCCGGAGGAACCTCGCTACCAGCCATAAGGTCGGCCCAACGTGCAAAGTTGGGAACAAGGCCACTCTGAAGACGGCTTGCAAACTCTTGAACACCAACAACGGCAGTCTCGTCAAAGATTCTGTCATCGCGCCGCTGACCATGCTCCTCGTAATAGAACGACTCGCGCTGCGGCAGAGCATACTCATAGCACTCCTCGAACAAAGGAACCCAGTTTTCGCGGAACGCCTTTGCTTTGGTGTATCGCTTGAGATACTTCTTTGCAGCTTGATCCATTCTTTAACCCCACATACGAGACATAGCTGGCTGAAATCGGTTAAGATAACCAGCACCGCCAGCGCCAGAGACAAGCAAAGAACGACGACCAGTTCCGCCACGCCGACCACGTTTAATTTGGTCTTCGGTCAGCGGAGCTTCCGCTCGAATGTCAGCAGCCTTTTGCTCGCGGGCCGCAGCAATCTCTTCTTGCTTAACTTCCTCGGCAGCAACCTGTTGCTGATCTACAGCCTGTTCTTGTTGAGTTGTAGCAGAAGCTTTCTTTTTGAAACACATGACAATCTCCTGACATTTCTAAATTCAAAAGCATAGAAAAGAAGCACGGGCAATGCACAAATTACATTCTAGCCCATAGCCCCTGTCTACGCTGCGGCCTGTTAGTCTTTGCAAACACATCGAAGTCGCGCTTGGCAACTACGACATTAGCTGGTTTTTGATTATTCATCAACGCCCTGCCCTCTCCAGCGCCGAGCAGAAGGTATTGCAAGCTGTCGTGAACGTGGCTGAACATATTTTTATCGGGCTTATCGGCGTATCTCTCGCCCGACACTTCCATGCGTTTGTAGGAGTATCCGCCCTCAAACCCTTTGATAAGCTGAGAGCAGCGCCGATCTACGATAAACGCTGGCTTGCCTTCGACCATCTTGGTCAGTTGGGAGGAGACTGCCTCTAGTCGAAGGTCAACCGAGTTGGAGTGCGTAGGAAAGGCTCGCAGTCCTGCGCCTCGGAGTATTTGAAAAGGAGTAGATTCATCTGTCTGTGCGCGGAAGTCGCCAGCCGGATCACCAAAGATGTGGACCTCAGAGCATGCTGCAAAGCGCGAAGCCAGTTCATTGCGAAGCACTTCAGCGAAACGAACAATGCCCATGTCAATGGCAACGATTTCAGATTGGATCAACCAACGGCCACGCACCTTCTGACCAATCGTCGCTGCCGGAGTTAGCCCAAAGTCCACGCCAACGTAGACAGGCAGGCCCGCTGCAATCGGGACTTCTTCCTTGGCAATGTGGACCTCTGGGGCAAACATCGGATACACTGGCTTCCCGTCCTGAATGTGGCCTAGACGATTCATCACATATACGTCTATCCATGATTTAGTCTTACCCTGAATAAGATTAGGATAGTAGCTATCCATCATGTTCTTGGTGTTCTCAGCCTTCTTGTTTGGCTGATATTTCTCAATCTCACCCTGCTCGTTCTTTACTTCAACCATCGCAGAGGGCTGGGTAAAGAAACGCCAGTTGTCTGGCTTAACCAGCATCTTAGCTTGCTCACGCGGTATATGATCTGGGATTGGAACCTCACCAGACATAATGGGCCACCAATGATCTTCCTCAGGCGCGTTGGTATCGGCAATAACGCCAGTCCAAGTAGGACCGCCATCACGCATAGAAGGGTAGCGCCCAACGCGCATCGTGCAGGCATCAATAATACTCTTAGGAATTTCTCGCGCCTCGTTAATCCAGATTCCTGTAAGTTCGAGAGACAGAAGTTTCTTAACGTCCTCAGGCCGGTCAAGAGCCAAGAAAATAACCTCAAGGTCTAAGTCCCCCTTCTTGATGTGGTGGGTATATGGAACCGACCAAGTAAACTTGCCCCAGTCGTTCTCAGGAAACCAGTCAAGCCAAGTCTTGATGGTGGTCGTTCTAAGCTGCGGGTTGGTGTTCCGGATGATAGCCCACCTACTCTTGCGGATACCATCGTCGCCCTTGTTCTGACCAAGCGCCCTGCGGAACACTTCGATGCAGCACCCCACAGACTTACCAGAACCAACCGGACCACGAATGCCACGAAAGAAGGTGTTATCCTTCATAAAGGATTTCAGGACTTCGCCGTCCGGTTTGTATTTGAAGTCCACCATTAGCGCAGACCCTTATCGACTCCGAACTTAATCATCCGCTCGACAATCTCAGGGCCAATGTTTTCGATAAGGCGATCACATTCCTTATCAGTTACCGCAGGGTGGTTAGGCCCAAACTTCTTAACCACCTCTGCGAAGTGGACCTTGCGAACGATCCCACGCAATAGCCCAAGCTCGTCTGGCTTTAGCGTAGAAAG